GTGTTTCTCGAGCAGGCCTTTATGTATGTACTCACCCGTCTCCATCTTCTCTACACTAAACGAGAAAGATCGGTATACTGAGTCATGATACCCACGCACAAACATAACGCCCTTCTGCGGACTATACACGCACTCGTAGTAGTTGTCTGGCACAAATCCAATCGAATCCTCAATGAACTTTGAGTCAGGATTAATTGGTTTAACAAAAAGAGTCAGTGCCTTCGCACGGGTTTCTCCGTATAGGACGGTAGCACGAATATTAAAGTCATGACAAATATCATGTAAAGACTGCGTAGATTCTCCGTAAGGACAAATGAAACGAGTCGTCTCTTTACCCGTATCGTCGATCACTGACAAACTGTGACGTAGAGTCTCTTCATTCTTGAAGAAGATAACTTTACGTTCTGGTCTGTTGTATACCTCTTGAAGCATCTTCAACATGGCAGGCTTCCACTGGTCAACCCTGTCCCACCAGTTCAGGACATAGTGTTCCTTACAACCCATGTAAGCAGCAAGAGAGTATGTAATGAAGGACATGCAGTGCATGAAGTTAAACGTATGTACACCAATCGTGTCCTTCATATTGAACAGTTTATAGTGGCGGTGCGCTAAACCCCATGTCTCTTGGTGTGTGTAATACTGGAATTCAAATCCATCTTCGCATAAACCATCTGAGTAGGTAATGAAGAATGGGTCTTCTGGAAACACATCGGGAGTCACATTGGCCATCTCTTCATTATAGTTTACAATGTCAACCTCATCGATGTTGATCATCTCATAATCAAGGTACTTTCCGTAGAACTTGCCTTGTGCACCCTCTAACATATTCAGGGTGACGTTATCCCAGAATCCAAACTCAGGACGTAGGGTTGTAGATACAGTGTCGGTTTCCGCCTCTGGATGCCATGCAAGGTGTGCAGGAAAAATCTGTGCACCAAGTTCTGCAATTGCAAACAGGATTGCATGACAGTTGACGTTGTTCTTTGCGACACCCCATCCCACCACGTTTCCCTTACGAAGACCATACTCATTCGAAAGATAGGCCTTCCAGTGATCAATGAGCTTCCAGAAGTCTTGTTTGTTGTAGGGTTTGGGATCACCAAACATAGGGTTCATCAAGTTCTTAAGGAACAAGTCTTCCCTATTTTGGATCATGTATCTATCAATAATCATTACAGAAACAAGTCCTCGTATAGGTTCTGTACTTCTTCGGTCTCAGTCTGAAAGTCGGTAAGACTCTGTTTATGGTAGATCATCGCCAACTTGCGAATGTACTTCTTGTCTACCCCAGTATCATCAAACGCACTCTGGATGATATCCTTCTGAAGGTCTTTCTCTGCGTCCACACGAGTCATGGACATAGACATCTCTTTAATTGCACTCTGAAGTTTCTTCTTTTCGTCATCAATCATTTTCAATCTCCTCAATTAATAAATCACGTAACTGCCTCGCTTTCTCATCACGAGGATCGTTCCTACCATAACCACAGAATTTATATGCAAGGGTAATACGTTCCCCTCCCGCATACGCACCGTGCCAACACAGGTTCTCAGGTTCTTCCTTCGGCCCAAAGTAGTAGTGTCTACACTGCCATCCTGGCACGTCCTGAATTGTGATCACTTCGTCTTTCTCTTTATCATAATAAGAGAAGTAACCATCACCCGTAGACCAAGTGAATAACACCTGATACGCAGACGCATCCCAGTTGGTATGCCATCCCACAAACCCGCCAGGCGGATAGTAGGACAACAATGCAGACGTGTGTGCACCAATCTCAGAGGCAAAGTCATACTTCACCAACTGCATGTATGCACTCCACTTCTCAGGGTCTTCACGTACCATCTTTGCAATGGGTTGTGCGAAGTGTCGATCCGGAGGGCCAACAGGTTCCTTTGCGTTCAGAGAGATATTGCGAAGGTAGTGTTCACTGGTGTAGTACCTACCACGATGTTTATCATCGGGTTCACTGTATACATGATACTTAGGATCGTTGTAACCTTCTACCGCAAACATCTGATCCTTGAAAGCATCAAGTGTCGCAAGGAAGTCTTTATTTCGAATCGTTACTTCCATTCATTTCCTCCCGCAGTCTCGCTATCTCAGACTATCTGCAACTACCTTTTTTCTAAACGACCATTCACCTGTGATGTGATTCTCTTCCCAGATAATTTCATCACCCACTTTCAAATCAAGTGCGTCCATCAATTCGTCTGTAAATTCCAGACATTGATGACCATCACTATCCTCAACTACATTGCACCTATACATCATGATAAAGCCTCCACTACGGACGGGAAGTGGCCACCAATGATTTCCCAACATTGATCCGCTACCCGCATATGTTCTAGTTGTGTACCCTGACCTCGACGAAGTTCACAGTAATGAATCCAAGACCGCAGTGAACCACTCATATACAAAGTTGTCTGAGTATTACCTTCGGGCAGTACTGCACGTGCCTGTTCCTTTGCGATACCATTATTTAGCGCCCACTTATAGACATCGTTCGCCTTGTTAATCACTTCACGTTGTTTCATGTTCCAGTCTTCGTACAGACGTTCCGTACTGGAACGTACCGAACCCTCGCCACCCGTGGCTTCCGGAACTTCAATGGGGATTGAGTTCTGACGGTTCTTGGGGTCTTGAAGACGAGCCTGACGATTCGTGAAACTGTCACTTACCGCATATCGTTGTGAGAACTCTTGAAACGAGAATGATCGGTGACGAATGATCTGACGACTAATATCACGAGTCGTTTGAATCTCCATAGTGATATGCACCATCTCAAGCGGTGACCAATGTTGTTCCCGAATCAAGTACTTCAGGAGACGTGGCGCAGTCTCCGTATTGTTCTGGTTTGCAGGGTTACTTACCCGAGCTGCATACGCAACTAAGTCTTCTGCTGTGTGACATCCTGTCTCTGCACTAGGACTACTCAGAGCTATCAGTTTCACTGAACTCATTTTCGGCTATCTCCTTTTCGATGTGATCCTTAAACCACTTCTTCTTAATAAAAAATTCTATTGCGTCAGCAACACCCTCTTCTTTTCCTCTCTGGTAACCAAGATAATTACCAAGGTAGTATATAGGTATCACTAAACACAATGTCCATAATGTATGTTCTGTCCCTGTCATATCTTAAAGTTCCTAAATTTCTGTTCCATGTTTACACGTTGACCCGCTTCTGAATTATCGAATGCAGGCCCATTATCTTCATCATCATTCATAGATGACTGATCACAATCGAACAGACGCATCTTGGAACGATCCACACCAACCACAAATCTTTGGTTATGTGTGGGATCATTATACCTGTTTTTTAACTGTTTGACAAGTATTTTTCCCTGAGCATTAAGTTCATTATTGGAGATGAGTGTGAACATAAAGTCAGCGGTTGCGGGTAGTCCAAAAGATTCGGACGTGTCTTCAAGCCCCACATCGTCATTAGAGTAACCAGAACGTGTCGTCTGTGTTGCAGACATAATCGGCACGTCGAATTCCACCGCCAACCCACGTAACTCCTCAGCAATAGACTTGATATACGTATACGAGTTAATAGCACCGCCCATTCCTTTCATACGAGAAGAGGCACAGATGTTCAGGTAATCAATAAAGATTAGGTCAGGAACAAAGTTCTTCTTCAGTTTCAGTTCGTTCAACAGGGCACGGAAGTGCGAGGCATTCGCCTGTCCTGTCGGGTATTCTTTGATGATCAACTTGCCCTGAGTCTTACGTGAGATTTCACCCACACGATCACGGAACATATCCTTCGATAGGTTCTCAAGTTGATCTATCGGGACGTTGAGAAGATTTGCATCGATCCGTTCTGCGATACGCTCTTCAGCCATTTCCATAGTGACGTAAAGGACATTTTTCCCCTGTGACAGGGAAGCTCCAGCACAATGGCACATGAAAAGAGATTTACCCACACCCGTACCAGCAAGAGCGATGTTGAGGGTTTTGTTAGGTAATCCACCCTTAGTGATATCATTGAAGTATTCCAGATCGAACGGAATACGTTCTTCTTTTTCGTGGTAGAAGTTGAATCGGGCATCTACATTCTCCAGATAATCGTGACCGATATTAGTGTCAAAGGTCACCGACAGTGCCTTACTCAAGACTTCTGGAATAGAACCCTTCGCAAGAGACTTGTGTTTACCTTCAATGATCTGGATAGACTCCATGACCGCATTGAAAACGGCTCGGTCTTGACACCACTTCTCAGTACGATCAACCAACCAGTCAAGATTAGATTCTTCCTTTACAAACAAGTTAGGTAAGATTTCCACCGCATGACGATACTGTTCATCCGATAGACGATCTCCCTCATCAATCTCAATCTTGAAAGCTTCCAAGGTAGGAAGTTTGTTGTACTTGGCAATAAATTTGGTGAACTCCCGAAAGAGTGACTTGTACACTCCTTCGAAGTAGTCCGGTAGGATAAATGCTGCAACTTTACGTGCAAATGGATCGTTTGTTACTAGGTTCTTTAGAATCGTTTGTTCTAGATTAATATCCACTATTTCCTCTCTTGTGCGACGAGCCACCCCTCCGCATGTGCCTTCTCCAGAATGTCTTCTAGGATATCAGCGGCATGTTCTTGAAGGTTTACGTCTTCAGTTGTCACTTCAGGGTCAGGGGTGTATACTATCACAAAGTTGAAGGTAAGGCAATCCCTACTGCCATCAAAAGCGACATTTCCATAACGAATAACTGTTTCTGTAAGATCACCACGTAGGATGCGAACATCCCACGCTTGATCATTTGGTGAGTCCTCGACGGGAATCAACTTGTAGTCAATTCCCTCCGAGACCTTATCGACATTAATCTTCGGCATCGACAATCTCATCCATCCCAACCTGTTGAGGTAGACCGATCTTGTATTGTTTCTCCAGAAAATCTGCGAAGTCACTAAACTCAAAGATCGGAGCCCAGAACTCTTCTTCTAGTGTCTGAGCCAATCGAACTTTAGGGTCAACCAGTTCCCCAGTGTTAGTGTCAACACGACAGTACCAACCGTTACTAGGCTTAGCAACATACCCACCAACAAGAGCAACATCCAAAAGGCCGCTCCAACGTTGAACACCGCCTTCCCAAGAAACTGAGATAGGGATTTTAGACTTTTCTTTAACATAACGGGACTTCTCCACATTGATTACAAAGTGATAACCCTTGATCTCAGTACCCTGTTTGTCTTGTTGACGACCCAGAATCCAGATGTTATCGGCAGAGTAGTAGATACCCGTACCACCACCCACAATATCTTTCGGGAACAAACCGATCTCTTTGTAGGTATGGTTGACAGCCAACATAGGAATGTTCTTCATCGCAAGGTATGGGGTTGCCATACGGAACAGACCTTTCAGTGCTTTCGCACGAGACATGTCAGCAACACCTTTCTCATTCAATGCATCTTCAAGTTCTTTCTTGGACGCAAGGTTACCAATCGAATCGATAACGACAATGACATTATCATCACGATCTATTTCTTCAAGTTGATTGATTAGATCGAACTTG